CCCTTCTTCATAATCTACTTTGTTTGGTACTTCTAGTGTAACAGCCGCTTCCATTATCTCAATGATTTTTTCTGCCTGTTCCATAGACTCTACTGATATATCTAGTTCGTCATGTATTTGTATGTGGGGAATAATGCCTTCGTTGTAAAGAGCCAACATAGATTGTTTTGTCATGTCAGCCGCTGATCCTTGTATTAGTTTGTTTAGTGCTTTGTATGTGAATGCTCTCTTAATCCCCGGTCCGTGTTCCCTTAACGCATCAGCGTGGGGTAGTGGTTTCTTAATACCGAACCCGTGTGGTTCCCATAGATCAAAATGACATAGGCGACCACCGATTGTCCGTATCTTACCGCTGTCATCTGCGCGTCTACTGACTGCATCTGACAACATACGTACAAACGGTGCTTTCTGATTGTAGGTCTTGATTAGTTTCTCAGCAGCATCTTTGAGAAGTCCTAATTCAGCCATCAGCTTGTTCTTGCCCATGCCATACATTAATCCTAAGTTAATAGTTTTTGCTTGTTTACGTTCGATGCCGGCCATGTCCGCGATCATCTGATGAAAGTCAGCGTCGCCTGAATTGTAGCCGTCAACAATAGTTTGTGTTCCTTCTAGTCTCAAGAGTGATGCAAAGTGCACAACAAGTCTTGGTTCCTGTTGGCTGTAGTCAAAACAACCCCACTTTGTGCCCTCTTCTGGTATAAATAGTGACCGAATCAACGGTCCGAGTTCCTTGTGTCGTGCCGGTATTTGCTGCAGGTTCGGGTTAGAATAACTAAATCGTCCTGTCACTGTACCGCCGTCATCACTACGAATTTGATTGATATCTGAGTGTATACGTCCTTTATGATTGTGTTTTAATATCGTATCAATAAACGTAGTGTTGGCTTTGTTAATCTCTCGAGCTTGATTAATTAGTTTTGGTAACTCAGCAGGATGAGTCGCCAGGAAATTTTTAGTAAATGATGGTGCACCTTTTTCTGTCCTGTCGTATGGCAAACCAACCTTATCAAATGCTGTAGCGATAGAAGCTGCTGCCCATATCTCTACATCAAAACCTGCTATCTTTTTTATATCGCGGTGCATTTCTTTTTCTGCGTCAACCAGTTGTGCTTTTGTTGCTTCTGCTTTTGCAACGTCAACACGTACACCTTTAAATTTCATATCGACTAGACACGGAAATAAATTAGTTTCTAAATTAAATACATCCCACAAATCTTGTTTCGATATTTCGTGCTGTAGTGCATGCCATAACTTTAATGTTACAACTGCATCTTGTTCTGCGTACTCACCAACCAGTGGCGCCGGCAATCTCCACATTTCTGATTTAGGATTGACACCCCATTCTTTTGCTGCTGCTTGTAAAATCTTTTCGTTCTTACCCATGCCTACATATTCTTTACCGAGTGCATTCAATGCATAGCCCCATCTGTTTTCATTTATCAGTGATGCAGCAATTAATGTGTCAATGATACCACCACGTATTTGAAAACCCATAGAACGTATCCAGGATACATCGTACATTGCATTGTGAAATATTTTCGTAGCGTCGGTGTGTAAAACTTCTTCGAACCAATCCAATACCAATCCACGGTCCATGTTCCCACCACCTTCGTGATTGATTGGAAAATAGCCTGACCATCCTTCTACTGCAACTGCAATACCAATCACTTCGCCGTCACCACGTACAGAACCAGATCCCATTGTTAATAAATTTGGATCTCTTGTTTCTAAGTCGATTGCAATTTCTTTGCGGTCAGATAAATCTGGTAAGTTTGTTGGTGGAACCCATTCTGTTTCTGGTTTAAACATGGGCATTTGTAATGGTTTATTCATATTGTTCCTTAAGTTTGTTTAAGAACCAAATTGCTTTGTCTAGGTCCTCAATGGGTTTGCCTTTATGTTCGTGCCGCCATATATATTTAACCGCACTGCCTTGGAGATAATATCTAAAACCGTCACCTTGCATTGATTTAATTGCATCAATGCAACCTATGCCTCCTTTATTATAGTGAGATGGATAATTCACTGGATCGTGTTTTTTACTCATAGCACGTATGCCCTTTCATAGTTTCTTGGTTCTAGTATATGTAAGTTTTCTTTTGCTCTTGTTACTGCTACATAAAATAACCTGTGTAGCTCATCTGGTTCCCGATCGTTTTGATCAACACTAGACTTAGTAATATCAGGAAGTAATAATACATTGTCCGCTTCACCTCCTTTTGCTCCGTGTATAGTTGACATAATTATTCGTGGTGTTTGCGAAATCTTTTCTTTGTTCGCTAACATGTTTCGTATGTAGTTCTCTGTGTTTGTATCTATCTTTGTAAATGCTTCGTACCAAACTTTATTAGTTTGTAATCCGTGCTCCGCGATGCAGTCTTCTTGTGTATATGTCAAATCATTGTTCATCGTTTTACCGGTGCGATAACCGCGTGTTACATTGTCACCTAGATAAGAATAAATATTCTTTATTTGTATGACGTTAAGCATACCATCCTTTGACCATTCTTGCCAATGTTGTATGGCCATCAATAAATCTACAGGTATAGAGTTTCGTCCTTTGTGAGAAAAATACCATCCTTGCAATTCACATAAATCTTTTATATCGTCTAAAAAATAATTTGCAGAGGCCAACACTAACCATTCGCCTTGACTCATGTCAACTTGTGTAAGGTCTGAATACCTGTTCAATTTACCGGTAGCTTCTCGTGGCTTGTATGTTTTGTCAAAACGATTGTTTACACGCTCTATTATACTTTGTGATAGCTCATGTATAGGTCCACCAGGAATACGGTAAGATTGTTTTAGTGTGTCGATCTGATCTACTTCTTCTTTAAGAGCGATAAAAGAATCAACGTCAGCACCAGCCCATTTAAATATAGCTTGATCATCGTCCCCTGCAATGTAGGTCTTGTCAGCTTTCGACCAAAGAGACCTGACCATTCGCCACTGCAAAGGTGAGAGGTCCTGTGCCTCGTCAATAAATAATACGTCAAAAGATGGTGATACATCTTGTTCAACAAATCTTTCCAACATGTCAGCATAATCTATCATTCCTTTCTCTTGCTTATACCGTTTTAGTTCTCGCTCTATTAAATACAACGTATCGCGCTCAATATCAAGATAGTGATTGTTATCATCATACAAATCCATAACCTCGCGCTCTGTGACTCGAGCCTTGTTTATCATTGATAAATACTCATTATCAGATGTAAATGTGCCATCAGAATGAGAATTGTTTGCATGCTGTAATCTTATACTGATACCAACTTTAGATCCAAAATCTTTGTAGTCACGTGTCTGCATAACCTGCTCACGTTTTGTGCCTAGTGTCCTAAATGCTAGTGAGTGTAATGTTCTAAAGAAAGGTAGGTCTTCTTGTGCGTCTAAATTAAACTTCTCTGCAGCTCTACTAGCTGCTTCTTCATAGGCTTTTTTTGTAAAAGAAAAATATCCTATTCTTTTAGAGTCAATACCAGATTTTAAAAACTGATCTACTAAATCTAATAGTGTTGTTGTTTTGCCTGTACCTGGTGGACCTAATATTATTGTTTTCATGATACTAAACCACCAATGCTATAAAATCTAGATTGAATATTATCTCTTTGTGTGGACCATTTTAAATTATCATGGTTATACCATAAATAATGATTTTCAACTTTTCCCTCGTTTTGATGAGCAACAATCTTTTGATTTTGATAATTAGGTTTAACAAAAGCTAATGCAGTTAGAACATGGCACTGCATTATAACTTTTTTTGCACACTGTTTTTGACCACCGCTACCGTGATTAGGTGGTAAGCCATGAACATCTAGGTTCCAAGAAGGATAATGGTTTACTCCAGTCATAGTAGGTTTTACAATGTGATTAGTATAAGCATTTAAAAGATATGGAAAGATAGGTCCAACCTCATCTGGAAGGTGTGGATTTTTTGCACCTGTTTTATATATAAAATATCTTCCCTCTGTTATATCTGAAAAACTCCAAGATCTTGCCGCGTGATCGGTTTCCTTGTATCTATTCCAATCATCAATAGTAGACACATCAACTCTATCAATATCCCTTATCTTTATATTTTCTGGCCAAAAATCAATCTGCATTAAAAAGGGTTCTCCTGATACGTGACATGAGACACATCTGGTTTGTATGTTTTCATTGCTTTAATCTTAACAACTCGCGGTGTTTGATTTTTCAAAGTCATTCTGACCTCTTCTTCAAATATTTTTAATTGCTTAATTAAATTACCTGTTTTTGTCTTATCTAGTTCCCAGTTATTTCTTTTTGCAAAACTGTAAAAATCTTCCATTCTAAAATAAGTATGCCCTTCATCGGTCCACGCTGCCTTGTTAAGTATATCATCTTTTGTACGAGCTATCGCTCTGTGCACTGTAAAGTCATATAATAAATTCTCTATTTGGTTTTGTGGATTTAAAGATTCTAGTGGTTCTATTTCTTGCAGCTTAACCATTAATGGTTTTAAATAAACTTCTCTCCAATCTTTTGCCTTTGGTATTGGTGATACAATGTTTGCTTGATCTAATACAGCTATCGCAAACAAATTAGGATTGTGTAGCTGTTCTGTTTTTAGTTCTGCCCTCTTGCCATCGATATTTAAAAACCATTGTGGTGGATTAGAATTAATTTTTGTTAACGTATCTAACTCTGGCATCTGCTCTTCTTCAAAACCTACACCAAACTTTTTTGTTCTACATTTTGCAGCGTTGCATACACCACATATAGGTTGGTCCTTGCATCTATATTTATCATAACCACGTTTACCAACAGATGCTAACAACGCTTTGACTTCTTGAAAACCTAAAGGCGGGTTCATCCACTTAGTATTATCTTCCATAACCTTGTCTTCCCATGTATCTGGGTTTGCTTGTTTGTGATATACAGCCACGTTAAATAGTGCATTATTTCTTGAACCTTCACCAAAACCTTCGTCAGCTAATTTATTAAGACAAGGTGGACCATCTTTAAATGCCTCTACCACCTCTGGTGCTTTTTCAATAACAATAGATTCTACTTGTTCTTTTGTCTGTACCCACTTTTCATAAATAGAATAGAATGATTCTAAACTAGCCGCGTTTCCTTCTTCATCAAACGTGTAACGTAATCCTCTAATACCTCCATGGTATGGAAGGTTTAAAAAGTTTCCTGTGTCCCCACGTTCAACTAATATCTCAGTTTGTTTAGGAAATATTTCACTACCTGCATAGCCTAAAGCTTCTGACATCATCTTTAGTTTTGATTGCATTAATGATGCTGGAATAAATGTATCTGTAAATAAAAATAAATGTGCACCACCAGATTTTGACCTAAACGTTACTAATGGGAATTTATGGGACTTGATAGAAGCTGCTATTTTTTTGTGATCTAAACCTTTGTACTCGTCAACGTCAACACAGCCCCAACGACACATATTGTCTTCGTTAATAGGTATTACACCAAGTGCTGGATCCTTACCATCCAAATGGTCTTGCCAAAAATTATCTGGTATTGGTTCACGTTTTATAAATGCTTTTCCTATAGCTTTGCCTTTGTCTGTAGTTTCACCAGACAAAATTAATTGACCATAAGCACTCTTGTTGCCCTCAAATATCTCTTTAAATTTTTGCATATTCTTCTCTATACTTTCTAATTTTTTCTACGTTATTCTTTCTGTATTCTTTCTGATAGTTTGAACTTAATCTTTTCTTATATTGTTTGCCCTCTGGGCTGTCCATAAATATCTTTTTTTCTTCCTTTAAATTCTTAATTGTCTCTCGCAAACTGTCCATCGTTTTTTTACGATAGTACCTCATTTGGTATAGTGACTCTCTACTTCTAATCATATATAATTCTTAACGTAGCCCCCAGAATGGGGGGAAACTAGGGGCTACTTTCATAGTTAAAACGGTACTTCTTCTTTCGATTCTGTACTGTTGTTACCATGCTTTGCCTTGACGTCTCCCGTAGAAACACTTTCAGCAAAACTTTTAGCGGACTCGTACATTGCTTTATCCTGTACAGGTCCAATCTTTTCAACACTCCAACCAAACCAAGTTCCCTTGTCATTTGATTGCTCGACTGTTTTAAGATTATACACGTGACTGTAAGCCGCCGGTGTGAACAAACCATTCTTACCTTTAAGTTTGATACTGTTCATCATTGAGTTCCAATTACGACTCACCTTCAATTGAGTCGACTTCATAGAAATCAATGCCGTTTGCATATCTTCAGTTAATACAAAGTATGACGCTGTGTTTTCAAGATAGTTACCATTATCTAGTCTATCTTTATAACCTGCATCACGTTTTGATTCCTTGATGATACCACTATTGGCCGCATGGATTGCTACAGGAGCACTTGTGCCCTGTCCTCTATCCGACCACTCAACATATTCACGCTTGTAATAGCATGGAATAATGTTGATTCCCTTCTCTCCATCATATGCCTGCTTCGTCACGGTATTAAATATCATACCCGGTTCTGCACCTTCTACATACTTGGCATCCCGTTTGCTTGTCTCGGGTGACATATGTCCTAACACTCGTAAGAATGGCAACGCAAAATCTTCCGATCCCATTTCTCCTATCGATTTGTTAGCGTCTTGTTCAAACATACCTGCTAGAGCTACGTCTGTCGTCTTTTTTTCTGCTACTTGGTTCATGTTACTTTTCTCCTTGTTCATGATTTCCGGCTTATTTTTGTTTGATCTTTCACAAAAGTGTGAAAAAAATCCGAGGGCATATCGAGGCCGGCCTCGATACGCTCTCTAAAGAGCGCCTTCAATG